GCATCCTTTTCCGAAGGAGAGAAACAAAAGATAGATTTATCACTCCTATTCACATGGAGAGACATAGCAAAGATGAAAAACTCTGCTGCTACTAATCTATTGATACTAGATGAGGTATTTGATTCCTCTTTGGACAGTGCATCAACAGAAGAATTATTTAAAATTCTTAGAGGACTGGATGACAAGACAAACTTCTTTGTAATCTCACATAAAGGTGATATACTATTAGATAAATTTGATACAACCTTACGGTTTGAAAAGGTAAACGATTTTTCAAAGGTGATATCCGATGACGACTCCTAACTGGCAGCACCATTCTAAAAAAGAAAAGAAGCGACACTTAAAACCGCAAGCATTGCGTCATGCAAGGAAGCGTCGCAACCAGTTTATAAAGTGTCTACTCAATGCCTCTTCCAAGCGGAAGGGGTATTATAATATGTGTATACAACAAAGAATCATATGTCAACACAAGAAGTCAAAGGTAACCTCGCTAGACTACTAGCAACAGAAAACCTTACAGTAGAGCACAAAGTTTGTCAGACTGCATCTTTTGACACTGACAAAAGAATCTTGACTCTTCCTGTCTGGGAAGTATCTGATAAAGTATATGACTTGCTTGTTGAGCATGAGGTAGGACATGCATTGTTTACTCCTAACGATGACTGGACAGAAGTTTTAGAAGATTTGCCTAAGTCATTCCTTAATGTGACAGAGGATGCACGTATTGAGAAGTTGATGAAGCGTAAATTCCCAGGTGTTAATAAAGATTTTTATAAAGGTTATCAAGAATTAAATGAAGACGACTTCTTTGGTATTGCTGATGAAGATGTAAGTCAACTACACCTTATCGATAGAATCAATCTATACTACAAGATAGGTAGTTTTGCAATGTTACCATTCAATGACGCTGAGATAGTCTTAAGAGACGCTACAGGACGTGCAGAAACATTCGAGGATGCAATACAATGTGCTAAGGATATATACTTATACGAAAAAAGGAAGCAAGATGCTGAAGAAATGCAGTCACCAGAAGAAGGTAACACAGATATAGGCATGACTTCTGACTCTCCTGCTCCTACTAACGGTGAAGGTGAAACACTTGAGATTGAATCTAAAAAGTCTAAGGGTGATGCTGACCAAAAAGAAAGTGAAGATGGACAGGAAATTACTGAGGTAGAAACAAACATTCCTCAAGGTGGTTATGATGCGGGTGATTTGTATGCTAAGACAGACCAGTCTCTAGAGGAAAGACTAGCAGAGAAAGCATCTACAAATAATTACCACTCACCAAAGTATGTTGAGTTACCTAATGTAGATTCAGATTTCCACATGACTACACCTGAGTTTGTGCAAGAGCAGTGTGATGCATACTGGGGACTCTCAAGATTCAATGACCCAAATGAAACTTTCTATAATGCAATAGACTGGACACAAGTTGATGCAGATTACGCTTCATTCAAAAAACAAATTGGTCGTGAAGTTTCATACCTCAACAAAGAGTTTGAGATGAAGAAAGCAGCAACTGCATATGCACGTGCATCTATCTCTAAGACTGGTGTATTAGATACTAAGAAGTTATTTTCATACAAATATAATGATGACATCTTCAAGAAAGTTACTCGCACAAAAGACGGTAAGAATCATGGTTTGATTTTTATTCTTGACTGGTCTGGGTCAATGCATGAGTGTATCCTTGACACATACAAACAACTTTTATCTCTTGCATTATTCTGCAGGAAAGCAAACATAGCATTCTCTGCACATTGTTTTGCAAATGAGAATGGTGCTCACTTCCCTGCTGAGTATGATGAAGATAAGTATGCAGCAACACAGAAAGACGATACTATCTACGTTGCACCAACAATGTGTCTTCAAGGTCTATTCAACAGCAGTCAAAACAACGAGTCATTCGAGAAGTCTGCATTATATTTGTTTAGAGTTGCTAGTGTATATGCTGCTAATCGTTACTACTATCGTGGTAATTCATTTGAGAGACCAAATATCCCTGACACAAGTGTAGTGCCTTCAGTACTTGGTATGGGTGGCACACCTCTAAACGAAACACTATGTGTACTAGACAACTACATTCCTAAATTCAAATCAAAGTATGGTGTTGAGAAAGTAAACGTTGCACTTCTAACTGACGGTGAAGCACAATGGTCACGTAGATGGACAACCATAGACTACAGAGACGGTAAGCATAGGTCTGTAACTTGCATAGAGACGAGCACACAACTACGTCATCGTAAAACTGCTAGGACATTCAAGACCGAAGGTGCATACAGATTGACTGAAGCAATGCTACGCTACCTTAAAACTGCTCACCCTTACGTAAACTTCTTAGGTTTCCGTCTTGGCACTACAAGAGATATTTTTTATTCCTTGCAAAAAGAATTTGATGGTGCTAAACTAGAGAAGATGAAGAAAGTATGGAGAAAAAACAAGACTCTATCTGCCACAGTCAGTGGATATGATGAGCACTACTTCATTGCTTTAGCTTCACTCAATGTTGACTCTGCCTTTGAGGTTGAAGAAGATGCATCAAATGCTGCTATCAAAAAAGCATTCCAAAAATCACTCAAAATCAAAGCAAACAACAAATCTATCCTATCCTCATTCATTAAACAAATTGCATGAATGTATTTGCAGTTGACGACGACGCTACCAAAGCAGCATTCCAACTGCCTGACAAGCACATCGTCAAAATGCCACTCGAATGCTGTCAAATGCTCAGCATTGTATACAGTAAGTGGTATCACAATATAGGTAAAGTATTCAAAGCGGATGGCACTCCTTACAAAACAGAGAAGGGTGCTTTCCGCAATCACCCATGTACAAAATGGGTTGCAGAATCTGACCACAATATTCAGTGGTTAATTCAACATGGAATTTCTTTGTGTGAAGAGTATACATATAGATACGGTAAAACACATTCATGTGAAAGAAGTATAAGGTTTGCAGGATTATTATATCAATACGGTTGTCCAGATAAACATACTCCCTTCGCACGTGCAATGCCTGATGAATTTAAGTATGATGATACCATTGACACCATCACTGCATATCGTAGATATGTTTCCAGTAAACCTTGGGTGACGGACAACTACCTGCGTGTGCCAGATAGAAAACCGTCATGGTTGGACTACACAAACTCTCTAGAAGCTGTATAATAAACATATAGACAACAGAGAAACATTATGCCTTTCGAGCCAATAGCAATGACTACCGACGACGCAAGAGACTTTCTTGTAAATCTACACGGAGAGCAAGTCAACACACAACACTTACTTCAAGCAGCAGACCACTTCGGTTGCTCTTATGCTACCATGAAGAAGCGTTTAAAATCATACAAGACTGGTATTGGTAAGTGGAATCTTACTGTGCAGGAAGTACGACAACAACTCGAGAAGACAGCAACACCAGTGACAAAAGAATCTCTAGTGCCAACTAAAGATGTTAACTATGTGCCTTTCGGTAACTACGCTGACGTCAAAAAGATAATTCAATCTAAAATATTCTATCCATCATTCATTACTGGTATGAGTGGTAATGGTAAAACTTTCGGTGTTGAGCAAGCATGTGCTGCTCTAGGTCGTGAGTTGATTCGTGTAAACATTACAGTTGAAACTGATGAAGATGACCTTATTGGTGGTTTCCGCCTTGTTAATGGTGAAACCGTATGGCACAATGGCCCAGTCATTGAAGCCCTCGAGCGAGGTGCAGTATTGCTCCTTGACGAAATCGACCTTGCCTCTAACAAAATCCTCTGCCTTCAGAGCATCCTTGAGGGAAATGGTGTTTTCCTTAAAAAGATTGGAAGATTCGTTAGACCAAATGCAGGATTCAACGTATTTGCCACCGCAAATACTAAGGGTAAAGGTTCAGACGATGGACGATTTATTGGAACTAACGTGCTCAACGAAGCCTTCCTTGAGAGATTCCCTGTTACCTTCGAGCAAGAATACCCCTCACCTAAAACTGAAATAAAGATGCTTACAAACTATTGCACACAGTTGAATTGCTGTGACGATGAGTTTACTAAGAATCTTGTTGCATGGGCAGACATGATTCGTAAGACATTCAACGATGGTGGTGTTGATGAAATCATATCTACACGTCGTCTAGTCCACATCATTCGTGCATTTGGTATCTGGAAGAATCGTTTGAAGGCAATCAAAGTATGTCTTAATCGTTTCGATGACGAAACAAAAGCATCATTCTTAGAATTGTATGATAAGATAGATGCTGAAGTAGACCTTGACAATATCTTAGCAGACTGATATTATGAAGTATAGAGAAGAAAAATTCATCGAGGAGTTAACAGGATATGTCTCCTCGACGTATGGATTACACTACTCATCAGGTGATGATAGCATCCAAACACTTGATTTAATTGAAGCATGTGGTGATGCTGAGGCATTCTGTAGAAGTAACATTCTAAAGTATGCTTCACGTTACGATAAGAAAGGAAGTGCTAGACAAGACCTCCTAAAGGTGCTACACTATGGAATATTACTCATGCACTTTCACACTAAAAGAGCAACAGCACAATCTGATGCAGATTGGGCAGCACAAGATTACTAATTATTATGACAGCAGCAACCGCAACTAACAACGCACAGTTAGAATCGTTAAAAACAGTAAAACTTTCAAAACAAACGATTAATTTTCTGAAAAACTTTTCACAGATTAATAAATCTATTTTAATCAAGAGAGGTCAATTCATTGACACTATCTCTGTGAATAAAAATATCATTGCTTACACTGATATTAAAGAGTTTTTACCAACAGACATGGCAATCTATGATTTGCCTTTGTTTCTAGGAGCACTCTCATTGTTTGAAAATCCTACTCTTCATTTTCCTGACGATAAAAAAGTTGTTATCTATGATGAGAGTACAAAAGCGAAGACAACTTACTATTACAGTGACCCTGAGATTATTGGAAAGATTCCTGAGTTTGACCCTAACCTTCCTGACAAAGCAATAGAATTTGATTTACCTCAGAAAGATATCACATCACTAATGCAGGCAGCAAGAGTCTACGGTGTTGAGGATTTATGTGTGCAAGGTTTTAATCAAGCGTATAGTATTTGTGTTAAAGATAAAAAGAATGACACATCTAATGTATTCTCATTACCTCTAAGGAAAGTTATATTTACTGACCCTGCATCAACTACTGAGGATGACCGTAACTTTAATTTCACTTTTAAAGTTGAGAATCTTAAATTGATTGAAAGTAGTTATCATGTTTGTATTAGTAAAAGAAATATTGCAAACTTTTATTCATTACAACATTCATCTCTTAACTATTTCATTGCTTTAGAACCTTAATGCAAGTTATAGATGATTTCTTAACTCCATCTTACCACTACGAAATACTACAATTCGTTGAAGGTAGTGAGATGCAGTGGTTTTATTCACCTGATATTACTACTGAGGGGAATGTATCTAAACAACTAGGATTACATGGGTTTTCTAATCATTTTTATGACATAATGCGTGAGACTCCTCCGAGTCCATTCCAGTCATTAATGATGCCATTTTTATTTCAAGTTAAAGACTTTGTTAAGTCCCCAAGAGTATTGAGAGCACGTCTGGATATGACACTTTATAATCCATTTTGTCTTCCAGATGCTTGTGCACATACTCCACACGTAGATATGGATGGAGAGCATCACACTGCAGTTTATTATGTAAATGATAGTGATGGTGACACAATTATTGGTGATGAAAAAGTATCACCAAAAGCAAATCGTGTTGTGATATTTGATGGGAGCACACTCCATAACGGACACTCCCCATGTGAGCACAACAACCGCATTATTATTAATTCAAACTACGATGTCTGATAAATTATTCCTTTGGGTAGAGCAATATCGCCCAAAGACTATTGAAGAATGTATTTTACCTGACTCAACTAAGAAAGTATTTGAAGGATTCCTTAAACAAGGAGAGATTCCTAACCTACTTTTGAGTGGAGGTGCAGGAGTTGGTAAGACAACTGTAGCCAAAGCGTTATGCAATCAATTAGAGACAGATATTCTAGTTATTAATGGGTCAGATGAGGGTAGATTCTTAGAGACAGTCCGTAATACTTGTAAGGTGTATGCATCTACGGTATCCCTCACATCAAAAGCAAGACATAAAGTAATTCTTATAGATGAGGCAGACAATACTACACCTGATGTGCAGTTATTGCTTCGTGCTTTAGTAGAAGAGTTTCAAAAGAATTGTAGATTTATTTTAACATGTAATTATAAAAATAAAATCATTGCACCTTTACACTCTAGGTGCTCGGTTATTGATTTCAATACACCATCACAAGAAAAACCACAGATTGCAAGAGCATTCTTCACTCGTATCAA